TATTACGCTTTCGCATAACATAAGACGGATGAAAAGTTGGAACAACCCAAGCATTGGGATTGGTACAAGGTATGCAAAAACCACCCCATCGACTAATTTGACCAACATCATCTTCTTTCCATATCTCCGACAATAAGGATTCACAAGCAACACCACCCAATAATAAAATTACATTGGGGTCATATTCCCTAATGGTGTTCATTAAATTAGGACGGCAAGCCTTTATCATATAATCCTCTGGTGTTGCATTCCCTCGCCTTCGACAGATAACTGCATTGGTCTTCCAACAATCCAAATCTAAATCAATACCCAACGGTCTTAAAACCTTCCGAAGAAACTTTCCAGCCTTACCTATCAATTGTTCATTGTTCCTATCCTCATTCTTACCAGGTGCTTCAGCCACTACTAATATCTTCTTCCGCCCCCTACCCGTCGGTGGCATCTTTGGTGATTCACAATGTTTATATAAACCACACAAACCGCACTGAGGTATCCGTCCAGTCTTCCGTCGACTTTGTACCCTCGATGCAGAGAAAAATCCTTTAGTCATCTTCCTCTTTCTTTGTCTTACTCAAAACAGTAATATAAACAAATTTCTCCCCAACAACTTTTAAGCGAGTAGATGTTACTTCACATTTACTATACCGCTTTACCAATTCCGCCAACAGTCTTGTTGGTATAATAAACTGCAATGGTTCACCTCTATACTTTGACCTCTTAGTTTCAGTAAACCAACCCAACGCCCCCTCACCGGTAATCTTAAACTTGCCTGGCCTAAGCATCACAGAGACATTACTACCCTCAGCGTTATCAGTTGAAAACACCTCAGCCTTTTCAACTGCTTCACGCAAACCCCTTGGCAATTTCAACGGCTCACCCTTCATCATCTTCAAAGTCTCTTTTACATCCTCAGTAGGATAATCCTCTATAAAATGCCGACAACTAAAAGTCAATCCAGTAGAATTCCTAAAATGAATCCAATGCCGTGTCTCACTAAACTCTGTCATATCCAATGACACAATATGCCTCAATGAATCTTTTCTTATCAACACAGATTTGGATACATCAGTTTTGGTTTTATATCGAGCCACCTGAAACCTATCACAAGCCTCTATCCACTTCGAATCAATATGAATACAAGTCAAAGCAAACTCATGCTCATTACTACCAGCACAAGTTTGAACAATAGAAATAGCATTGGCAAAATCAGCGGGTAAAGATTTCCATTCCCTTGGCTTTTCAATCGCTTTAATAGGAAGTAAAATTTCCTGTTCCATTCGGATAGCTGCTTTTCTATGCTTACCCTTAACAAGCAGTACCATACTCTTAGTACCCTCACCAAGGGCAATCTCCAATTCGTCCTCTCGCAGTTTACGAAGAATAGAAAGAAGTGGTTGCGATGGTACAGCTCCTTCAATCCACAAGAGAGACTTTTGAGTGCAGGCTATTTCATCATTGAATGTATAAATATTCTTATTTTTGAAAACAAAACAAGATGACTGTTCTTGAATATCTCTGGCTGATAAACCAGGTGTTACCGACTCTAATTGACTCAAGAACTCTTCACGATTAATTCTCATTTTCTACTCCTTCTCAATTTCCTTCTATGATTTTTGAACCTCTGTCCCGACTCATTCTTTTTGCCTCCACTATGAAAATCACTATACGTCAACATGAACCCAGCCTCACTACCAAGCATCTCCTCTGGAGCAACATTCTTGCTGCGTGAACCTGAATAAAAAATTATCATTAAAAAAATCCTTTCCTAATAGGTTTTGTAAAATTCCAAGGCCAATCAGGTAAAGATTTACACATGGCTTGGAAAAAGAAAAGATTTGCTCTCATCCTACTTTCATAATCATTTGTAACCCCTAACTCTTTTTTACCCCCCAATGGAACACCTATAAGTTGAAGCCATTCTTTTATATGAGCCCCTTCCGCTGCTGGCATCGTACATAAATGTCTATCCCTTTCACCCGTCTTTGAAGATTTTTCAGACACTTGAATTCCAAAAGGCTGCTTATCAAAACTAAACCTTCCACCAACTTTGCGTGGAACGTAAATACCACCCCAAGCCCCTAACTTCGTCCAAGAAGCAGAGTCCACACTATACCAAGGATACCTTTTAAGCAATCTGTAGGATGTACAAGCTAAACCATGAACCTTAACCACCGGTCTGCCAACAGAATCTGTCAAGATATCAGACCATATCTTATCCAATTGAGGCTTAACTATCCCATATGGGTTAGGTGTTATTCCTCCTATACAAATAAATTCGTACCCCTCATCCACATACCTTTTCAACCACTTCGAATCATTTCCCAAATGGAACACAGGAAGAGGATGGCATCCTTTCCTCTCCATATACTTTAGAGAATTATAAGAACCCTCTGCATTGTTTATCCAATCCATATTAACATAAGCAAACAAATACCTATCATACCTTTTAACAAACCTTATATAGGCTTCTCGAAAATCCAAAAACGTATCTGTCTCATAAAATGAGAAATCCAATTTTCGCTTATCTTTTATGGCTGTTCCAGGTGCACCCTTCGTATCCTTTTTGATATATTTATTATACAAAAAGGTTGCTCCTGAATCCATAATCAAAGGAGATATATCTTGCTCTCTATTCATAGTCAACCACTTCTATTAATTTCTTCCCAAACATTATATTAATCATCCTCGCCCAAGATGTATTATGTCTTTTATGAATCCAAGCTCTATGCTTTATATCATCTCCAGACCAATTTTTTTCACGTGCTAAAATCCAATTTATCTGACTAACACAATCTTCCAAATCTTGGTGATGGTACATGTAACCCTTCATATGCTTAAAGGCTTGTGGAAAGGAACGGAAATTAGGATACAACGGATAACAACCAGCCACACTTGCCTCCAATAGTGCTATAGAAGTAAAGTCTTGGTCTGCTGTATTTAACTGTATCTTAGCCTTACACAATTCCTCATAATATTCCTCCTTTGTCAACCCCTCCTTTAGTATTATATTACCAGGATATTCAGCCACCTTTTTAAGCAATAATCTCTCCAAAGCCACATCATTCGATTCTATTCGTTTTGCAGAAGTGCAAATAATGAATTTCAAATCCTTCCTAACCCTTAACAATTGCTCTGCCACCCTTAAAAAGAAATCAGGATTCTTTTCCGTGTCCCACCTGCTTGTAAACAAAATATGATTCTTTCTCTCAAACTTTGCCCTACTCTTACCACCACCAGCCTTTGGCATTCGCTCCTCAACCTCTTCCTCACAAAAGACATGACCCGTGACATGAATTTTACCTACACCTATCTCTGCCATCTGTAAAAGATTCCTAAGCACATCACAGTTGACAAATATACCGTCCAAGATTTTACCTATACCTTTTTCAAAATTCCTCATCCAATGTCGCATAGGATAAGTAAAATCAAATTCATCCACACTCTGTGCATGACAAAAGGCAAACATCTTAGGAGTTATTCCCAATTGATGAAAATGATAAGCCAAAGCCTGCATATTAAAATGCCAAAAATCGTCGAAGTAAATAATATCTTTACTTGTAACAACTCCCGTCGAAGCCAAAGCCATAAGTTGGTTTACCTGGTCACAACAATGCCTATTTCGTTTTAAGGTATCCAAAACCCCCCCAGTTGTAATTGGAGTGACTCCTTTTCTGTTTTCTGTGCTATCTATTCGTGCATATCTTATATCAGCCTTAATCCAATTCCGTTCCAACCAACCTGTAATAGGAGCAGACCACTGCATAGTATATCTTTCTTCATAAGATTCTAATGGTACATAATAAAGCATAAGCTTACCCTTTCACTATTAATCCTACACATCTAACACCCATTCTCGTCAATTTTTTATATAAATAAGTACAATTACACTAATCTTTAATTTTAACCCATTAGAACAAATTCTCATAATTCTGTTATCTCCACCCCAAGCTCCGCAGATAACCACTTAGCCACAATATGCCTATGGCAAAACTTACCCACACCCTCCCAACATATCAGCACAGCATCTGCACCTAACTCCTCATAAACCTTCTTTGCATCCAACTTATCCAAAACCTCCTTACAATAATATTGGGTATAGAAAACTTCGTCTCTATCTTTTCTGTACTTTCTAAGAAACCAAGGCTTCGGTGCTAACTTCGGATAAACCTTTCCTTTATAAAATCGAGGAGCAAACTCAACAATTGCCACTGCTTTTGGATGGTGTCCAGATTTTGCAAAATAAGAAGTATTCATCAAACAATTCCTCCACATCTTATACCAGTCAATAACCAAGCTGCCCTCTGTTGGTCATTCCCAATGAAGACACCTATGTTTCCACTCATTTTTGGATTATATATCTTCCACCCGTAAACAAGCTGATTGTAAAAATTAACCTTTCCCAAATCTACAATAGTATAATCTTGAACAAGAAGGGTATGGGGAATAAAAGTTGGTAAAACTCTTGCAAACTTTCCACCAATATATCGACCCTTCTCCTCCATCTTTTTATATGGATACAAAAACTGACCACAAGCATACCACACCCATTATTAAAATGAATAGGATTCATAATTGGTTTGTTTGACATTTCCATCCACGCTGCATTTTCCTTGATTGACATCTTTGTCTCTTCCGGCAGGCAAGTCATATTAAGATAATATATTTGTATCTTCTGAGTCTCAATTTCCTTTTGTACTTTTTTGTATAGCACAATATTTTCAAGCCCAACCTCTATCACCCTCAATCCACACTCATACAGGTAATACTCCCCAAAAGTTTCCAACACCCGAACAATACTTTCATAATCGGACATTGCAAGCCATCGAATATTATACTTTTTCAATAATGGGAGAACCACTTCCATATTGTTGTAGAAGAAATTCTCATCCATGAAGTGGATACACTCATCTACATATTGTGGTATAATGCGTTCATAATCCCCAAAGTGAATACGACCCTTATGTAAATGAGCAGTAGGACAAAAAGGACACTGATTTGGACAGCCAACACTCAACATCCCCGGACGAGCCTTCGTCCAAGGATAGATATGTAAATCACAATCATACTCTTGCCACCTATTACCAAGCAAAGTTTTGAACCGATTTATATTTTCATACTTACCACGCAGAATTTTCTTAAAGTAATCTACTGGCGTCTTAAACGGTATTCTACTCATATCAATCCCTTTGCACTATAGCCCCATTTTCCCCATCCTCACTGACTTGAACAAAATAAGCTCCAAACTCTACATGCAAAGCACTGGCCAACATCTCACACGAATATTCGAATCGACCACCCTCAAATTTTTCCCGTATATACAATTCAAGCTCTCGTTTGAGTTGGATAAACTCTATCTGTCTGTCTCCATGAGTGACCTCTTTACCTAATTTAACATGAAAGATATGACGATGGTAATTTCGCAAAAAAGAAACATCTTCCGGAGCATCCTTCCACCTATGAAATGCCTCAAACTGAGCTGTTACCCATACAATAGTTTTCATTTTATTAACCTCATAAATTCATTTCTTGTTGACAGGTTACTTTCAAACACCCCTGTCAAAGAGGAAGTAACCATGATTGAACTTTGTTTCTCTACCCCTCGACAAAGCATACATAAATGCTGGGCTTCTAAAACACAAGCCGTTCCCGAAGGTTTTAACATTCTTTCCAATGACTCCGTCACCTGATGACAAAGTCGTTCTTGTATTTGAAGTCGCCTGGAAAAAATCTCAAGAACACGAACCAACTTAGATATCCCGATTATCTTTCCATTTGGAATATATGCTATATGAGCCTTCCCGCAGAAGGGGAGCATGTGATGCTCACAAGTTGAATAAAACTCAATATTTTTTAATAACACCATTTGATTGCAAGGGTCCTCAAAAACCTTTAGTTCCATCTTCTGCTTGTAACCACCAAACAATTTCTTATAAGAATCGATAACTCGCTGAGGAGTTTCTTTCAATCCATCTCGCTCCGGGTCTTCCCCAATATACTGCAAGAGCCTTTTGACATTCTCTACAGGCCCTTCATCATGTGTCATTCGCTCCCAAGGAAATGAAACCCAAACACCCTTCACATTCCTATCCGCTCCCCGCTTATCCACAAGAGCAAGAAAAGGACATTCATATGCCTCTATAAAATCATCCCTCGTCTTTCCAGTATCAATAATATCATCAATGAATATACAGTTATCATCTGGCTCTTCCACAAGCTCTGACTCCTTCTCTATATAGGACAAAACAGCTTGAGCAGCATAAACCCCTCCTCGTGGAATACCGTATAATCTCAATGGAGGATTCATATTTACTGCATTAACCTCTATCTTATCCGCTATTGCCTGTGCTCTTATTCCAATATCATTCCAACTTAAATCTACCTTTTCCATCGATACTCCCTTACCTAATATTTATAATCTTCTGTATCTGCACACTCAACCTCCACTTCGGATTCTTTAAAACAAAATCAACAGCATTGCGAAACTTACCAGAGCACGGTTGGATAAAACATTTACCTGCATCCAACTTGGTTACCAACAACATCTCAAAATCAAGCGGCTTTATTTTTCCATCAAACACAACCTTGATTTCATCTGCTTCTACCATACTCTTTTTGACTTTAGATTTGCAACGGCTTTGGTATTTTGGAGACACTGTCACCCAATCCAATAGGCCCGTTTCTTTCAATGCTTCAATTTGAACTGGATTAGTTCCGTTCGTCTCAATAGCTATATAAGTATTTTCTATTCGTTTCCTTAATAAAACACATAAAGATAGCAAGGCATGAATCGTCGGCTCCCCCCCTGTAAAAATAATAAAAGTAGAGGACATCCTTCCTGATAGCTCCTCCACCCTCTTTACTATCTCAATCGGAGTCATTTTACTCTTCGTGATATGATTTGTATCACACCAAGGGCAATCCAAATTACAACCAGCCAATCGAATAAAGACAGCAGGCTTTCCAGTATGAAACCCCTCCCCCTGAATCGAATAAAAGATTTCATTTACGGGGTAAAACATGCTATATTCCCCTCACTCTCCTGTACAGTAACCTTTGTCACTTCTGCACTTGGATTATCAAGACTACTTTTTACCTCTTTGAATATCCACTCTGCAATGTTTTCCGCAGTGGGGTTGAAAGTTAGCCTATCATTCAAATCCTTATGGTCTAAACTTCCCACTACTTCACTTATATGAGCAAAGTCTACAACCATACCGTAATCTGTTAATATTCCAGATACCACTTCCACTTCAATAATCCAATTATGTCCATGTTGTTCACTGCACTTCGATTCATACGGAAGTTTTAATTGATGTGCCGCAGCAATCGTCATCTTTTTTGTAACTGTGTACATTATAATCTCCTCAAATAGAAAAAGGGGAAGCCATAGGTTAGACATTTCCTATGGCTTCCCAAATCTATTCTTATTCCGTACATACTGTATTGGCCTTCCTTGCCGTTGTTACTTCCAGCAATAAGTACCTTTAGCAGTTTTCTTAACAAAATCCTTGGCGACCATATCCCGAAGGTGATTCGCAATACGAGCCACCGGCAACTTAGTCTCCTTGGCAAGCTGCTCCGGCGTCTTTGCCTTCTTGCTGATGTGCTCATTAATTAGAAAACCTTGGGTACCTTCACGACGACCACACTTATCCTTGACAGCAGCCTCCTTCTTAGGCGCCGCTTTCTTCTTTGCCTTCTTTGTCTTCTTAACCTTCGCATCCTCCTTTCTTGAGGTCGCCCGCTTCTTGGCATCATCAACATCCTTTTCACGCTTCTTACCGGCATCAACATCTTCAACGTCAACCACCACAACCTTCACACCTCGCGACTGTCCTCTCAAGATAGTATTTATCCTCCTCTGCATCTTAGCAGTAAGCTTCGCCCCTTCAATAAGGGTATCCAACTTTTCAAACTTACTTTGCAACCGAGCCAGCTTCCACTGAGAAGCTGTTTTGAAGCCCAATGCTTCAAATATCTTTACAGCCCGTGTCTTCGTCACTTCCCCAGTGAACTTCTTTTCTTTTTTCTTCTTTTTCTTAGCCATTCTCTTTGTCCTTTCCTTAACACTATTTTGATTTATTAGAGAGTCTTTAGCAGACTCAAATTTTAACTTATTATATACTTTTTCAATCTCCTCTTTATAACTCTTCCAACGGGTGCTTAATGCTATGGTGAGAATCTGTTTTAGACTCTTGCCATCAGATACCATATCCTCAACAAATTCTTCTACCGTTCTTACTTTACTCATTTTACCATCCTTTCAACTACTCTATATTATTATAACGAACTGTCGTAACTCACAAAAAATTATCTTTATTTTGTAAAAAGATTTCAAAAACAACTCTTAACCGCAGGATTCGCTACTTGTAAACAACCATATACAGTAACACACTGAACAGGAAAAAATTCATCGTCTCTCAGTGACACCCAATTCAACCGCATCAATTGTTTCTTTTTCTCATCCGACGTTTGATTTATCCCTATCATTCCAGTAACAGAATCAATCTTACGTCTGTCGTCTGAGAAATTATCCATCTTCATCAATTGCCTATTATAAGATGCAGTATCAGACTGAGTAGCTGTTAATACCAAACAATGATATCTTTGAGATAAGGCTCGCAATCGCTTCCACGTTTCATTTATTCTATCTCGACCTTCTGCCCCTCCACAATCCATATCGAGAATATCAGCATAATCAATTACTATTATATCAGGCCCCCACCCCTCCCTCTCCCAATCCTGCAAAATACTATCAATCCCATCAACACTAAGAGTTGAATTAAAATGGCAGGAGAGTTTGAAATATGAATCCCCGCTTTTTACTTTCTTTTGCATCACCCTCTGACAAGCCTTCTTTGCCTTCCTCCAATCCAACTTGTCTTCAAACTCTATTTCTTTCCAATCTCGAATTAACTTTCTTTTATTCTTACTCCTCACAAGACTCAGTGGATATTTTATTGTGCAAGGAGAATGGGGATGACGGGCAGTACGAATCATCAATCGCCTCATCGTTTGACTCTCACCCATATCTCCAACTTCAAACATTACAACTTTCCTTCGCTGCAACATCCCTTCGTATGCCATAGTCTGCAACCAAAACGACTTGCCCACCCCCTTCTTACCCATAAAGGCAACAAAACCTTCACGTTCCAATGAACCCTTAAAAAACCTCCCAAGTGCTCCTGGGAATTTAATCAACGATTCTCTCTTGTCCGCAAACGCTCTTCGCATCGCCTCGCTATCTTGAAAAACATCTATCCCTGCACCTACCCCCATCTCAATCTTATTATATTCAATCAAACGACTATGGGCACTTTCTATCTCGCCTCCAGTAACATCTGATTCCACTGATTCAACTAATCTTTCAATTCTTATCTGATTAAAATAGTGACCGGCAATATCAATTATATAATCACTGTTACTCTCCTCCCCCAACTCTTCATATTCTGCACTCAATGAAGACATGAATTGACTTACTAAATTTACAGTGCTTTTATCTTTTGCATTGGCAGACCAAGTTTCAAACATACCTTCAACATTCTTCATTGGTGCTTTTTCATATCTCTTATAATAGTTCAAACACCACTTGGCAACTATATTTGCCCACTTGGACTTGAACATACGATATTGCCATTTAGAAGCAATTCGACCCAGTACAAGAGAGTCAACAATCATACCAATAATTATTCGTCTCTCTTGGTCGCTATTTTTCTTAATTACTTTCATTAATCTATGGAGTTTATATGTTTTTTCAAATGGGCTTTTTTATTACATTTTTTTAACTACGTTTTTCTCTACTACTACTACTTCGTAGTAGAGTAGTGTAGAGAGAAAAGTTCGTTGGGCAAACCATTGGTGGATTTAGAATTGCTTTTTTAACTTTTTTTGAGTTTTGCTTTGCATTGATATGAGTGACTCCTTTCACTATAAAAACAAACCACTCGCTACTGTGAATCAGCAAGTTCTGCAGCGAGTGGTTTAGGATGGTAATAATCCGTTTTATACATATTTGCTGATTCAAAAAATATCGTATTGTATTATAACAGGATGGAACGGCTTTTTATTGTTGTCTCTTTCTTTCATCGAAAAATTAAGTTATCCGTCCCATCCAGTTACTAAAACGAAAAACTAACCTACTCTATACTATTACAGCAAATCATGGTAACCTGTAAAATATTATCAATCTGTAGCAAGGTTAAGCTGTAAACACCCAAGATAGGGTTGAATCGTACCCTGCTCTTGGGTTTTGTTGTGCTACCCTATAACTTTGTACTAAGATTCATTTTTGACCCTTTAGAACTTGAATACTGCATCTAAGGTCTTATAAGGTGCACACTGCTTCACTTGAGTGACTTGCAACCTTTGTACAATAATTCAACTGCTAAAGAAGTCCACGCGATTACCAGCACAAATAAACCGACTGTTTTCCAAATACCCACCTTACCTACAAGCGAATAGAAAACATAGAGGGTTGGAACAGCAAGCAGCACAATTCCAATAATTATTCTTTTCATATAATTTTACCTCCTCACTCTTTTCTTTCTTGGCACAAGCTCAAAGTGAACAGCATCAGGTGATAATGTTCCTACCGAGCCTGTAACCATGTCACCAGCGAGCAGAGCAGTGGTAACAGGTATCATAGGTACATAAATTATATTTAATGTTGTGTCCCATCCAGCCACATTGCCTAACAACCATGGTGACAAGCCAACTTGAATTTTTTGCTTGGCTTCTTCATACCCAAAAAGCCGAGCAGTTAGGATAGTTGAGTTAGCTCTTTTTAACTTCATCACACCTGGAGTTTTTATGTGGCAAGTGTACCGAGTATTGGTTACAGTTGCTCCAGGTGGATTCGAAGTTACAACAACTTCTTGCGTTGGGCCGTGCATAAGAGTTCCACAGCCACTGGTCAACAAAACCAGCACCAAACAAATTGTCAATATTACATTCTTCATTTTGTACCTACCTTTCTTTTTCTAAACTGATATATTTCATGTACAATCAAAAAGGTGAGAGTGAAGTAATTCTACTTGCCAGCTTATTAAAGAATACTTCAGAAAGCGAGCGAGATTCTTTTTGAGAGATTTGCTATACGGAAACAGCAATTTGAAATGATAAGCCAGCGATGTAGAGAAGTGTACTCCACTCCCATAAAGGTGGGAACGAAACAATTCTATTTTTGACCTGTTTGCACAACAAAAGGCGTAATGCGGAAATTCACAACAGGAAATGTAGTAGTGAAAGGAATGGGCAGGCCAATGACATAGAGAAGTGTGTTTCGCTCCCATATGATTTTCAATTTCCATTAAATTCTTTCTTGTCAACTTGCTCCCACTCAGCAGTAAATCCTAAACCAAAAGGACATTCTGTAGGAATACCGGGACTCGTATCTACTGTAAGTTTACATGATTCTTCTTCACCCTCCCTGTCACACTTGTGGCAGAGGTAATAATAAATTTCAGCACTCATTTTAATACCTCACTTCCTCATAATTATAAACACAAAAACAGTCGTGGATTTTTTCTATATGCAACTTACTCGGTTCTGGATTGGCACCCGTAACAATAAATCTGATATTGTCAGTATCGAGAACCCCACTATGTTCTAACATTTTTTTGAATTCAGCCCAAGTCATTCTGAAACCCCCTTTCTAACTTCCATTAATAATAGTCCAAGATGATTTTGTCCTTTCTTATATTTGCATTTTCTGCATTTACAAATACCCCAATAATTATCATGCCAACAATTCCCTTCCTCCAATTCCATAAAACCAGTGCTAATAAGCTTTTGAAACAATTCGGGGTTTTGTGTAAATTTTAATTTGAGTACATTCTTCATCACTTGAAGTTTAACCTCTTCCCAATCTGGCCTAAGTTTAACAGTTCCTCCTAATGACTTAGCTTGTTTTGGTGAAGGGATTTTTCGTATCAATTCCCTATCCTTTTCGGTCATTGTTTTTCTGGCTTGAAAAAGATGCTCAGCAGTTGTATATCTCCAATCATTCCAAATGATAGGACTGGGATAAAAATTACTTAAAAAACGGTATTGGCCTACAAATGCCTTTATCGTATTCATTCTAAAATCTCCTTCCTTAATTTCTGAATTTCTTCCATACTGCTTTCCCCAGCATCCTTCGCATCTAATACCACATTGTAAGTATCACCAGGAAAGACTGACAAGTCATTACTTAACCTTTCCGCTCGCTTCTGTGCTTCATACTCATTGTCAAAGCAAACAGCTCTGGTTGGATAGCTTGCCATACGTTCAAGCTGCTTCGTTGAATAACCAAGACCAAAAGTACAAACAGCACCTGGTCCAGTCATCCACACATCGGTAATTCCCTCTTCTATAATTATAGCATGACGAGCGTAATCCTCTCCATATAACAATTCGTGATGAGGCATTGATTCCTCATTCTCACCCGCTGATATGTATCTGGTTATATATTCCTTATCTGAAATTGTACGGGTTGTCCAACTCACTATTTTGGAATGATAGATGATGGGAATAAAAATTCTCCAAGCCAACCTACCACTAATTCCAATACCTTGAATACTCCAAAGCCTTTCAAGCGTCCTGTAATCAAATCCTCTGCGATTAAGATAACGTATATGAGTATCTCGTAACCCACCCACATTTTTAGGAATAATAAGTTCACCTGTTGGCTTTACTTTTTTAATTAATGAAGGCTCCAAACCAGTCAACAGCTTATTAATTTCATAGTAAGACCGACGTGTAATGGTCATCAAAGCACTGGCAAGAGAATGACCTCCACATCGCCAACAATTTAAGTAATTGCCCTCAATGGAATATCCCAAGTGCCACCTATTACTATTGTAACCACAATAGGGGCAGTCAATTTGTATCCAGCCTGGCCTACAATGGTGATGTCCTGCTGGTGCTGTAGGAATACCAAGCTGAGATAATATGTCTTTGAATTTCATCGATGCTCCAATTCAAATAAATAACGCAATATATGTTGTGTCATTCTTATACTTATATCTTCTTCTTTGGCTTTCAAAGAATACTTACAAGATTTGCAGGTTACCTCATTTGGCTCCACCGTACCACATCCTTTCACCCGGTCTTTTATGTAAAAAATTCCATAACGATGTGTGTCACTGATATCAAATGCACCGCACAGCGACTTATAACCTTGAGATGTTTTTATAATCCAATGTGTCTTTGTTTCTTTCATTTCCTATCCTTTCATTTTATTCTTCCTCAAATCCTTCACATCCACCTACGATTTTAATGTGAGCATAATGTTTCTCGAAACATGACGCACAGCAAAACGTCATCTTGGAACAACTGCATGGACAATCTTCACGGTTCTCAAAAAGCTCTCTGTTAAAGTATTTACAGCTATCACAAAATTCTTCCATGACCGCGGGCAATAGCATTACACCTGACCCTCCACATGAATACGAATCCCCACTTTTGTTTGTCCCTCCTGTGGTTTCGCTTCATGTCTAAATTCATCTACAGCCTGTCTCAATCTGGCTTCCAACTTAGTCTCAATTTCGTCAAGAGGTAAAGTGAAAAAACCAAGGTTGTTAATGTACTGTTCCGCTGCCAACATTATCACGTCGACGATTGGCTTCCCTTCTCCTGCTGCGGGTGGCTCTGGAACCGTTAAGATTAGTCTTGCGTGTGCTATAATTCTCATTTTCTTTTCCTTTCAATAATGCTCTTTCTAACATGTCAAATATTCTTAGTGGATTCTTCTTCTTGTTACCATCCAACACCTCGGAGAGTACACCACTTCTCAACTGCAATATTTCACAAAGTTTATGTTCAACGGTATGCCTTGCAACTAAATAATATATGACCAATGCCTTACCACTATTTTGTTCGTAAATTCTATCTTCCCACTGGGTAACATCACCCGGAGTCCAATCAAATTCGAGCCCCACACCTATTGCTGCTTTTGATAACTCTATAACTGTTCCAGCAGCCTTAGTTTGACCAATGAATAATCGACACCATTTCCTCCTTTGAAAAGTCTTAACAGCAAGTTGACGCTTCTTACCTCTAACATGCCCATCAACCACTACACAAATATCTTTATACTTAACCTTGAGTTCCTTAATAATATTTTGATGGATGGCAAAAACTGCAAGCTTACCATCATTCTCTTCTAACCAATCGTCTATCCATTTTAGAACACCGGGCATTTTTAATGAGGCAGCAAGCCGTTTCAAATACCCCATCTGAACGAGACGTTCTGCTTTCTTTGCTTTGGTTGCTCGTATAACAGAACGTCCGCGAAGCCAATTAATAAAATTGTACTCAGCCTCCTCATATTCACTTCTACATGAAATAGGTATTGTAACAACATTCCTTTCTTTCGGTAGGTCATTCGTTACATCCTCTCTCAAGTCTCGAACCATACACCAAGCATTCATATCATTGTGAAGTTCATCTAAGTGAGACGACCCATTATATTCCCACCCCCATGGCTTATGTTTTGGTTTGCAATACCTCCATTGGAATTTCACGATGGAATCATACTTATCAGGACGCAATAAATTCAAAATATTAAAAAGCTCCTTAGGTTTGCTCTTAAGTGGTGTTCCTCCTAATGCAAGAAGATATGGCAAACCGCTTGCCAATTCATAAGCTGCCTCATAACATAGAGTGGTGGACTCTTTAATATAATGCACCTCATCGAGAATGGGTACTGTTACATCTGCCCCTTGAAGAAACTCAACCCAATATGGGAGTATCTTCCAGTTAAGAATATAAAGTCGATTGTTATGTATAAACTTTCTCTTGTGAGGGGTTTCTCCACTAAGCACTACACTTCTTATTCCATAATATCTTTTTGCAATTTTCTCCCAGTGCCATTTTCCTATCTCTGGACATACCACAACCGCTGGGCCAGCCTTTGGATGCCTCTTTAACCATCGCAAAGCTACAAAAGTTTTCCCCAATCGCATCTGCAAAGCAATTAGAGCACGTCCATTGAAGTGTTCAACCTTCCTTAAAGCCCTATCTTGGTAATCACGCTTCTCAGGTTTAATCATTTTATATCCGACTTACTAAAACATGGTCTTTTATAGACAGACGTGTATTGAGTAGTAGGTTGCCCACCTTAAACACATTTTCGGGAGAAGCAGAGTTGTGAAGGCGTTCGGTAATTTGTGCTATCAACTCCTCTCTATTGATAATGATTCTCTTTTTGGTTATCGACACAGACCTTTTCTTATTCCCAACTCTTTCCCTAATGATACGGCGAACAACTCGACTTATTGTCATTGAAAGATAATCAACATCAGTTATTTGATAAAGCCGTGGAGTACAATAACAATGGTCCAAATAATATTTTATCTGCTCCCTAATTGATTTTGGTTTATTCATTTTTCATCCTCTCTTTTTCTGCTGTTTTAACCTCGGCCTAACAAGTCTTGCCATCTCACTCATTGTATGCCGTTTCAATCCGCGTTCAGTACGCAATACCCAAACAATTCTAAGATGTGAAACATTTATATCCTTTTCAAGCCACTCATGGATGACTTCTGAGTAAATCTTCTTCTCTTCCTTTGTTAATTGCATTGACATTCTTGTACATCCTTTCTAATGACTAATTACCTTCCTCATCTCCCCAAATGTTTTTGTAATTCTGCAAGCTGTCCATCCCCACTGTCTTAACCTATTTCGCAATCGTCTTCTCATATAACTCTTCATATGGTTCATTCGCTTACCACTTTTAAGAGCAGTTAGGAGAATATCATTTGGGGTTTCAAATAACAACTGCACAATAGTCAGTGCATCCTCACCCATTTCATCCAGCAATTCCATCAAAGAGAACGAATCAAACACTTGGAGGTTGACATCTATGCTATCAATAGATATTTGAACATGCCTTGACTTGTGCCTTTGCTCACTTCTAATATAGTTTTTTAGTCCAGCACGAATATATCGTCTTAGCCAAGTGGATAATCCAGATTCAGTTTCGTCATATTCATCAAGTGCGTAAATGAATAACAGGTTGGCTTGACCTATCAAGTCGTTAATTTCTCCTCCATGGCTTGCTTTGATTTCCCAAGAAACCTTAAAAATAAGTTTTTTCATATCTTCATACGTCTCACTCAATATTTCCTTACGCAGCACGTTCCCCATTTATTACCATCCTTTCTATCCTTGAAAGTCCCCGTTCATTCCGTTACCAACCCACCTCATGTAGGCAGGTAGTTTAACTTTTGCACCTTCAGCATTCACTTGATTCTTGCGTATGAACAACCAAAATGTTCTGTACGCCATTGCATATTTATTATTTGGTCTGAACACCTTGTCAAACTCTTTGACATCCATTGATGTAATTTTGTCAAAGTCAATCATCATCCGTGATACTAAACTTGCATAAATTTGGCTAAGCATCACATCTTCTTGCCATGACAGTATGTGACCGACTTTACTGCAAACAGTTTCACAAGCTAATCTTTTCAATGGTAAGACGGTATTCACAAATTCCGATTCACCATCACCCCGCCATATATCGAGATAGACCCAATCAAACTTCCGATTACTTTTATACCCTTTCAAAAACTTTTTGATGTCCGTACGCAAAATTGAAAATCTCTTATCAAGTTTTAGATGATTCCAAACAAGCCTAATAACATCGTTTGATATTTCAATTACCACAACACTTTTAACATTATTTTTCTCCTGCAACTTCTTAACAAAATAACCCAAACCCAAACCACCTACTAACACCCGTCCTTTACATTTCGTTAGAGCACTATGAGCTGAGGCTTGTTCTTCTGGTGAATCAGTCATCCATATACCATCCTTATCCTTTAGAACAGTAATCGGTACTGGTTCATTGTAACAAACTCGCAAAGGCTCCTGCCCTGTGAATATTGCAGTACGCGGTGAGACAACTGTGAGAGGCCTACCAACTGGATGTTCTGTGTGACTTATTTCATACTTTCCTGATTTGCCATTAGGAATATGTATTGGTGCAATAAATTTTAATTGTTTTGGATTCCTTAACATTTTACCATCCTTTCGAAAACTATTAATTGGCACTATTCAATATGTCAAACAGTTTAGCCAAATTGCCTGAGGTAATCGCAGTATAACCCTTCAAGTAACAATAAACCGTTCCATAACTCAAGTCGGCATCACGTGCCAATTGGGCAATACTAATTTTTTTTGCTGCTATTAGCTTTTTAAGGTCTTTTCTGAAATCCGTCTTTTCCATTTTTATACCTCTTATAACTTCTTTGCAATCTTGTTTAATACTTCTCTTTCCTCGTCTTGCCGGTCATCTAATTCCTCTAATAGAGTGTCATCGGTTAGTTCATTGACATGCCTTGCTATCAATTCATCAATGACTTCTGGTTTCAAGGCATCTAACTCCCAACTCTCAATTCCAAATTTATTGATGTATTTATCTTTCCGAGTGTCCGTTAATTTTACCGGATTAGGAGGAGGACTGTATTTTTTGACTTGGTCGTAATTTAATGCTATACGCTTAACATGAACATTGGATAAGAATGTGTCAAGTCGGTCCTGAATATCTCTCGTCATGTCTAAGCCACTGGGGTCATGGTCGCCAAGATGTAAAATAATTGTTTCCTTACCCTCTTCTTCTTTCGCTATTAACCGTTGAGCAGCTACCCACATGGCTGACAAACTTGTATAACCATGACAAGCAAAACTCAACACATCAAGTCTTCTACAAACCCGTTCTAAAATTCCTGCTAAGGCATCCTTTTCTACCCATACCTCAATATAATAAGGTTGAGTCTCCCTGGTATCAACCCTATAAGAACGAGCACAAGTCTCGATGATTTCCTTAGGGCTGTCCCAATGTTGATTTTCAACTGGCTCTCTTGTCCTGTCAACAATAGCATCCCAATCAATTAAACCTGCTAACCGTCCTTTATTAACAGTAGTCATAAGCCATATATAATTAGGATTTGCATTCTTAGTTCCATTGGGGTCTTTTACATATTTCCTTCCTGTCCATGTCCACTTGCGTTCTTCTGGAAATAAATCCAATGCTACAAATTGATAATAAACCTGCCGAATGGTTAACTCATATCCCTGCTGCTGATAATCTTCAACGATTGTATTTGCCTGTTTTATCAAATTTAGACTATCACCTCGAAAGTTTTTTGATATGTATTCTATCTTTGCCATCTTAATTCTCCCTTAAATATTTAATTTTTTCCGTTTTCATAAAGCCAGTGTCCGGCCTTGAACCGGACAGGGCTGCCTGTCTGGCTAAATTGACCTAATAGTTAACAAAACTATCGGTTTTCCTTTAGAACGAAAAGAAGAAATGCTTTTGATGTTTTTGCAGTCATTCAAAGTACATGCTTTTGTGGGTGACAATTCTTTTCTGAAATCCATTTTTACTTCAGCATTCCAATTTTGCTTTGCCAACATCTCAATTAATTTTCTGAGTTTCATTTTACCATCCTTTCGATTTATTTATTAAATTTCTAATGCCCTGTGCTGGAGTCGAACCAGCATTCCGTTCAGAACAATAAAAAAAGGGCCAACCTCCTTGTTGACCCCTCCTACCTTCCTTGGTAATACTACTTTTCCTTCCTTGCAATAAAAACTACTTCTCCTTCTTCCAAGAAGCTCGTCCCTGCTTGTCTTTCTTCACAAACCCTTTTCGGGTCATGTCCCAGATATGTTTTGCAACACGAGGTCTTGGCAGCTTGCTTTCCTTAGTAAGCTGGTCGATACTCTTTGGCTTTCTGGAAATATGAGTATTGATTCGAAAACCTTGAGTGTTTGGCCTACGTCCACATCTGTCTGTTTTTGATTCCTTCCGTGACGTGACTTTTTTGCTGCCCTTTCTCTTTTTGTTGCTTGAACTCTTTTTGGTTGATTTTTGTGTAGCCATCTGTCCATCCTTTCAAAAAGGTTAATAAAATTAGTTAATGCCCTGTGCTGGAGTCGAACCAACGTTCCGTTCAGGGCTGGGTTTTATTGATAACGTTCCGGATGATTTTGTGCTTCTGCCAACATTGTGTGCATTGTTGAAATAGCGTCGTCACCATCATCAGTATGATATGATTTGTCATCATCGAGTATGCCGTTGATAAAGACTTGGACAACATACTCTTCCCAATTATTATCATATTTGACATTCATTCTGACTACTGTTGTAATTTCTTTGTGAGTTATTGTGACTGTTTTGCCGTCTTTTAATGCCTTCATAATTACCATCCTTTCAAAAAAGCTATTATTTAATAAGGCTCCGTTTGGGACTTGAACCCAACACACCAGTCGGAGCCATCTTTTCGATTTACAATTATTATTTCTACCTTTTTTGTCTTCCGCCCTATCACCCATACTCGGCTTTTTTGACAGTGCGTTAATAACTAAACCTAAAAACTTGCAACCTTCTAAGTCGGTGCTTACCGAACCATTTTTTTGGTTGACTGTTTTTAGTTTTACATTTGGAGTTCGTCGGAGTGGATAAAAAATAATGGCTACCGGATTTCTCCGATTTCA